CCGCATCGCGGACGAACACGCTCTACGACGGCGATTCACTAAGTTTTCGTCTCTAGGCCCGTGACTCACCTAGAGCTTATCTGACGTAAATGACCTCGCTAGTCTTTCGACCCTAGCCCGTCAGCGAGCCAGTGCGAGGACGGCGGCCCTTAGGCTGCCAGTGCGTAACGTTCGTCGTTAGCAGTTATTGCATTCCCATTGATTAACGAGGTGACGGGTCCTCGGTATGCCCTCACTGCTTCGCAACCCACGTCGAAACCAGTTCCAATGCTACTAAAAACAAGTAGCTCACCCATAGGGTGAACCAACAAGAAAAAATTTTCACATGGAAACCCTATGAGGGATTTATGATTACAAAAACACGTTTATTAAAACGTGAAAAAATTCCGATCACAACAGAATTTTTAAAAACCTGTGGCATATTACCCACCACCAGGCCCGGTTAAGGGGCAGGGAGTCAATCCCTTTTAGCCGCCCGGTCACCACCCGTAGGTGGCGACTATTTCTCACTTAAAGTGATGGATTTAAACAGCAGTAACAGTTGTGTAAACAAATGCAGTTGCTGGAAAAACCCATTGCAAGACTTGAAAGTCGGGTCCTGCACCGACGTAGGTGGCCAAAGTAACTCGTTTCGATGTTTCCTCAGACGTAAACTGTTTCAGCCACGCTGAATAAACCAAAGAAATGCGATTGGATCCATCATCAAAACGTGAGGGCGCGTTAGGAGACAAAACACGCGCAGGATCTGTGCTATAAAATGAAAAATTATTCAAATACGGCATGTTCACCTGCAATGTGTTGTTCAAACTGGTAGAGCTAACAACTCCACCATTATCAAACTCACTAAACCGCACCAACTCACGTCTTGCTGCACTCAAAGAAGATGTCGTGGTTAATGTTCCCTGTATGGAACCGGCTGACGACGAAGCAAACTTAGCAGTGTTAGAGCGATAGACTCCAATGTCCTCACCAAGCTGTGTGCCCCCTGTGTCCAAAACAAAAGTGTAGTTCAATGAACCAAACACACCAGCATACGCAGATATCAATACAGGTATAAAAATATTCCCTGTAAAGTTGTATGCGTACGTGCCACCCTGGTATATGCCATTGGCTGAAGAAGCACCATTTGGATCATAACCTTTACAAACTGGTAAATGTTGGACAGATTTAACTAAACGGAAACCAGCAGTAGAAGTAGAAGGGGGACACTGAATACGATCCATCAATCGCGAACGGCGAGCAAGCTCTCGAAGCGACAGAACTGGCGCCCCATAATGCTTCATGGTAGGTGCGGGGGTAGGTGTATTTGGTGTTTCAAAGTCAACCTCAACCGTATCTTTAGATTGCAATGTGAAGAGAGAAGAAACGTTGATATCAGCTGGGTTGTTCATCTCGAAATTTTCACCTGCATGCACATAAACCAATATACCAACATCCGCCGAGGAAATTGGTGCAGCCAAAGTTGTCAACACTGAGATATTCAAAACACCATTGTCGAAACCTGGTTCGACAGTCAAAGACGATCCAGTATTCCAAATATTGTCTTGAACATCACGAACACGAGCGTAATTCAATTGGTAAAACCAAGGAATTCTTACTTCGTACTCGTCTCTGTCGGACAAGTCAATGATGGTGTTGTAAACAGTGTTAGCAGGGGGTGTGACATTACCATTACCACTCATGGGGTCCCAGGTCACCCTGAGACGTCCAGAGTGAAATTTGGATTTGATAATCTTGATTGTGAAAATCAAATCCCCCCTCCAATGCTCAAAAAATTGAGAAACAAAGGATAATGGTGTGTGCTGAATGGCATAACCTCGAACAGTGGCAGGCGCTCCTTGGGAAATGGATCCAGCCCAATCAGTCGAAGGATTGATCAAACAGTTAAATAACTGAGTTCCAACAGTGTTCGAAGTAGTCCACACAGTAGACGCAAAGAAACATTTCTTGGACACTATGTTTTGAATCGCCAATTCATCCTCTTGAGCCAAACCATGAACACTAGGATCTATTGTGATCTGTGACTTTGGATTCAGAGTCAAAGGCTGAAAGGGCACGGACACCTGAGAAGTTGCCAAATGGGGGGCAGCCAAAGGGGCCATAGGTGGCACATCTTGTATGTTAGGCACATCTGTGAACCCAAACAATTTAGCTATACCTCCAATTGCAGTAGCACCCATCTCAGTGGCTTTCGCGAAACGCCCTATAACAGGAACGTTCGTCAAAGCACGGGCAACTTTTGCAACTCCCATAGCAGGAGCAGAAACTGGGCCACCAGCTTCATCATATTCATCTTTGGCCTGCAAGGTGAGAGCATTGGTAGAACCAGATAAACTCACATCTTCCAACCATGCATAAGTTGAAATAGTCAAAGACGTGGTGGCACCAGTATTCGCAACCCGAAGTGGCTCAAATACAACCCATCTCAGCTTCCCCAAATCCTGCACATCACTCGCAAATTTCAGTGGAACGAATTCTCGGTTATACAGCATGGGAACCCGAATTTCAGCACCTGTGTTTGAAGACGGATCGATATAGGCTCCTGGAGTTTGATCGTAAGCAATGCGCACTGCATTGTTCGAACCTAAAGCAACAGGGTGCCAATTGTAACGTAAAGGATAAGCCTCGGCACAAGGCTCATATGAAGCTCTCAAAGAGCCATAATGAAACTTAGTACCGTTAATGAGCACCTTAATGCAAAGCGTGGCCTTCATGAACGCATAATTCTCAATCTTCCTCTTTATAACAGTGTCTGATAACAAAGAGTGCCAAATGTAGATAAAATTGCCCGGTAATGGACCAATAGTATCTGATGTGGACCACGAGCGCGTATCCACCAAGGTTGGGCGTGATAAAAACTGGCCCAACTCAGTCTGTTGAGAAATTTGCACAACAGGACCAAATTTCGACAGAATAGAAGTATCATCCATATTGGAATCACAACTGTCTGCAAAAACTAAATTGCCCTGTTGTACATCTCCAGTAGAAGCTGCGTATGCAGCTTCTTCAGAATCTTCATAAGAATCCGAAGACTGGAGTTGTAAACCTTCTAAGACAGGATAAAAATCCTGAATGAGTTTTCTAGTGTCAAACTCGCGACACTCCCCCATTCCTCGGTGAGGGAAACCTTGTTCAGTTTCAGCAATTCGATTCACTAGTGTTGGCTGATTAGACCAACACCTTGGTATTGCACCAAGCTCCTAACTTTTCACGGACTATAGGTAGACCATATTGGCTCTAGTTGTAACTGCCACACGAATATGGCTCGCTGCACTTGAATTTGAGAACAAGTTCATGCCACGACGACAAACCCCCACTAGGTAGGTATGGTTTGTGTTCAGGATTGTCCAATAAGGAGCACAAAAAACTGTGGTGTTCTTCAAAAACTTCCTTCCCATGGAAGAAAAGTTCCATATTAGCACTTACTACAATGTTGACAAATTGCTCCTCAGCACATATTGAACTCGATGGCAACCACACCGTAAGACTCTTCAAAATAGAGTTCATGTTGAGTGGGCACGCATAATGACCCAACTCTTCATCAAATCTCCATTTCCTCTTAAGAAATTCACAGTCATCAATGTGGATGTAAGGGACAGATTCGCTCTCTTTATCCGCCATAGTGTAAACAATGTTGAATTTAGAAAGCTCTTCCTGAATTGCGGTGTGATTAAACCAAGGTGTCCTTTTACTAACACCCATGATATTATCATCACCATATGTCATCAGAGCAACGTTTTCCTTGAAAGAATGACACTCACGCTTCGGATTCAAACGTAAATACATCCATCTCATGTAGATACTGTTCACAAGTGAATTTATGATCACGGTGAGAGGATGACCTGATGGATTGGTCCCAAGAAATTCAATCAAATCACCATTGAAATTAATCAACGGAAAAGCAATGTCAGTAGCTATACCCCACATCACACTCAACGAATCTTCGGACCAGCCCGCTTCGCGGTGCAATTCAATAATGATCCAAAATGCTTCCAGAATAAAATCAGCAACCATTTTCTTGTCATACTTAGAATAATCACCAGCGACCATACGATCCAATCCATGTTGTGTGAGATACGCATGAAAACCACACCATTCACAGGAAGTAGGATTCACACCGGGAGCAGCTTCAAACACAAAAGAATTCATCTGCAACAGTCTGACAAAGGACAGGAAATACTTCCGTACTACCAATACCATGTCAACTGGAGCACCAGAAAAAGCTCTAGTCTTCTCCTGTTGTATCTTTGCAAAAGAAACTGCTTCATCTTTAAGATGCTCTGTGAAAATAGGAAAATTTCTCTCACCATTGGTGTAAATCTCTTCCATCACCTTCACACGATCCCATATCTCGGCCGGAAAATCCACACCATCTGGGTAATCATCGTCAATCGCTGGGATCAAATAATTCTTCTTTGTAGTATTCCACGGATGTCCCATTGAAGATGCCCTATTGATAGAGTCTATGAATTTCACCGATGGCAAACCATTCACAACTGCTTTGTTTGACAAAATATGCAATCGTGTTTTCCAATCGTCAGGCAAGTTAGCGCGTATATCTTCCAAAAAAGATTTGGCAACGGTGTGAAGTTCATTGCGGCTGTGCAAAAATGAAGGTGAGATCATATCCACTAAATTGTTTCGCCACGGTTTCCACCCGTTCATAACAGGAGGTCCATGACCAACAGTGTATTTGAAATGATCACAAACACTGGCACACAGAGGTGTTCGGCGCACCTTAGATTTTGGAGAGGGCCGAAATCCCTTTAAACCGCCATAAATCTGAGCAGTGCCCGATTCACAATACCGAAGTACTGATTTAGGATGTAGGTCACCAAGAACAAAATTACTCTTGTCTGTGTTCAACATAGGTTCACCACCCCCGCACACCTTCATGTCACCCAGCATTACGACCGATCTCTTTATGAGAGAGTCGATACTGGACAATCGAACAACCAGATAACCGGCAGTGGTACCTCTGCCCAACAAGTGAAAAGCACTAATTATGGGGCCACGTGGTGTAGCGTTAACAAGCAAAGAACCACAATGTCCTTCAGCGGTCTCCTCATCAAGCTGAGCTAGATACAGATCATCGGTGATGTCCAATTGTTCGATGTAGCATTTGCGATTTAGCATAGCTTTACGCACAACGCCACGTTCGATCATTCCATGCGCATTTCTCCGAATATAGAAGCCCTTCGAAATGTCACCAATTGATTCCTCGCCCCAATACTTCAAAATGTCTTTGTAGGGAGCAACGGAACGTACAGTGACCATCGCCAATTCTTCCTTTTCGCTACGCACAATGTCGGATTGGAACAACTTAAATTGGACCGAAGGAGTAATACCCCCACTAAATGGACCATTCACAATCGTCACTTCGTAATAGTTGCCTTCAATGTCAATTGGAAAAGCATGGTTTTGTGTAAGCAAATATTGCTCTTTCACAAACACACCACTGATTGTTCTCCGAATGTATTTCACTTCCCCACGCGGTCGAAACCGCACAGATAGATGAACACAATTGCGTTGAAACACGCTCTCAAGATCGTCAATGCTTTTACCGGCCAGGCTACGTGAAGATACTGGCGTGTCAAAAGAAGTCAGTACCACTGTGGGGTTGTACCACACATTACTACTACTTTCTTTTTCAAACCTATTGTCAACTTCACTTCTCAAATCACTCTGTACCTTTAAGTCTGGCGAAGCTTTTTGATCTTTCCCCTTGAAAAAGGAATAGGAGGCATAAGCCACGGAGATCGTACCCAATAATGCAACAATGATCATAATCTTCTTCCTGTCACGTGATTCACACCACTTACCTAACAAGGAAAGCTGAATTCGCCCATGCATATAAGGCACCAAACAAATTCCAGCAAATTGCCGGAACCAGCTATAGCGACCAAAAAAGCTAAAAGTACGCAGAGCATAATCACAACAGAGAAGTCTGGTGTAATTCGATCTACTGTGCTTCGCTACATAAGCGCTCAACCAACCAAAACAGAAAAAAGAAGCGAAAATGGTGCAAATTGATGCGAAATAAGCTCTTTCTCCAGGTTCTTCAATATCCCTGGATTGCACTCTCAAGCACTTACATTTGTCACCAACGTAAAAACATTTCGTACAGACTTCAAGTTCGTCCATATATTTGTCCGCGCCAAGCGCACGATTTTGATTCGCTTTGTGTTGCGTAATACGCTCACCAAAGAATCTCAGAAATTCGTTAACGTCGGTGAAAATGTGTTCAGTTTTAAGACGGGCATAATCCTTGCCAGATTCGCCTTCAGCTCTGCAATCAGGGACAATCTTCTGCACCTTAATCTCCCATAAATCAGGGAAACCTTCAAAACTGCCGATCTTTTCGGGGTCAAGAAAAGGTGTCGAAGTAACAGTTCCAGTCCCGTCGTTGATTGGATCTTGACGATACTCTGGTTTGACTTCTACGCTGACTATGAACGGAAAACGTCTCAAAATGGCCAAAGGACAAGAAAAGTATTGCGCAGCATGCAAATCAGCTCGATTAGTGGTTGCTATGACCAATTCTGCTCGAACTGGAGTGCGCCCTTTCTCTTCTAAAGCAGCTTGTGGAGGATTGAAAGGAACGTTGTTGATAACATTCAGCACACATTCTAATGTACCATCCATTTGCGCTTTGACCGGATCAAGAAACGCGATATCGTCCAAACGAATGCACCACTTGCTAGTGTCAAATCCGCTCCAAAACTCATCAGTAGGTGAACGTGCATACAAAAACTCATCCCCAGTGTTCAAGTTCATAAGCTTACCATAATACTTAAAAAGCATACGGGTGAATGAAGACTTTCCAACGCTCGACTTCCCGTGAACGAGAACCCCATAAGGAGCGCTACGTTCCTGTTGGGACGCCTTTCGCGTAATCTCACTGGCTTTCAAAAGTTTTAACGCATGCAACTTCTTGGCAATGTAAGCATTGTTGGAGTTCGTAAGCATCTTGGTGTGAGCGACTATGGCATCTCCCAATTCAATTTGATGACATAAGTCAGAATAGAATTGGAAAGAATTCGTACCATGGGCACTCAAATTGCCAGTAAATGGTGCAAGCGCCAAGAGTTCATCAGTCTTGGTCAACCATTCCTCATACTTATCCTTTCCATGGACAAATGTTGAAAACCTTCCTGACCTTCTAAAATCGTCGACTCTTTCAAGGATAGTGATGGTCGTGTCCAAAACACACCACCACAGATCAACCTTGCCAGAATATGTCGATTGATAATGTCGAATGCTTGATTTTGAAAAATCTTCTTCGGACAAGGAAATCCCTATCGAACTGAGCATACCTTGAGTCAATAAGTACGAAAATAAATCCCGCAATTTCACAAATAAAGGATTTGTCTTGACGGCATCACCTGCGTCAAAAGCACTTCTCATCGTCTGAACAATATCAGTAAAGTCCTTCGATTGTACGTTCGACGCATTACGAGATGATAGATTCACGTCAAAAAATTTCAACACTCGCTTGACTAAGGTCTTCAGAACCTCTCCTCTTTTGTCACGGTACACAAGCTTGAACAAAATCATCATTTGGTTGACAAATTGAGTGACATTCTCACAACGTCTAATGTTATGATACATCAACATGAAGCTCTCCAAAATATCCAGGCAAGAGGCGACCCCTCCATCAATGGAGTGTTGCCAAGCCGGATTCGTGTGAGCCAATCGACCTATCAATTCCATCATGTGTCGCAAAGCTGCATCATCATCCATGCCGTTAAAAGCTTGGATATGAAGTCCGTGTAATTTGGTCGCAAATTGCGACTCGCAGTGTGGGCGGTGTGGTGTGTAAACATTTCTTCCTCTGAAATCAGAGTACTTGTATGTTGCCACCCGCCGACGACGTCTGCGGAAACGTCGCCTCATCATAAAATTTTCCTGTAAAACCGCACAGGATTGCCACAAGAAATATTTCTTGCGATCGTCATGAAAGGATCCAAATTGCTGGATCAGTTCGTACTCGCTGTTGGGCACGAAAGCCACGCACCAAAGAAGGGAAACAAATCTCAAAAACTCGGTCATTAATGTTTCGTGTCTCTGGGCGTGTAAATGACGTATTATTTCTCCCGGTCAAAGGGATACCCCGTGATCCCACGGGGAAGACCTGATTGGACTCTTACCTACCAGGAATAAACCATTAAAATCAAATGAAGCATGCAAAATACGTTACAAGGCCTGAAACATGCCCCGGAAACTCACAGGGTGGCTATGTCCTTAACCTGTGTGAACCGGAAATATTCCATGCAGTGACAGTTAAGAACACAAAACGTATAATAACAACCAGAGAAAATCTATTTCTCCACCTAATTAAAATGGTTGTTTGCTGTCCAGCTTTTAAAACAAATATGACAAAAATAATCTTTTTATTTGGACAAATTTTTTACTTTTTATTTCTTTTTAAAAACTTAACTGAGCTGATCCAAGGCTCAAAAATACAATAGGCAATACTGGCATAAAGTGGATCTAAACGCAAAGAGCCAGCAAGGGATTTGCACCCTACATGTTGAAAACATGCGTTCCTTTACTACAATACGTGGAACGATACGTATTTACAACAAATACTAGCCTATTATTGTCCTTAGTAAAGTCAAGAACAAAAGACTTTGCCATAAAGGCGATATGCTGCTTTTATCATAGTCAAAAGCAGCAAAAACTACGCGTTACAGCCCTTTTCATGAGGCAATAACGCTAAAAGGGGAGATAACTCCCCAAAAGCACCAGCAAAGCTAGTGCAAACCCTCTATTTGAAAACCTCAAAGCAGTCTTAAGACTGATACATACCATGATAATACATGATCACCATGGTTTGGCTTTGAACAGACAGATGGTAGACAAACCGTCCTACGCCGAGGGGAGGCGCTAGCAATAAATGTGCAGAAAAATTC